GCTTGGGGCTTGGTGAGGTGAACAGTTTACGTCGAAGCTGATGCGACTCCAGCGTGAATCGTCTGCTTTCGGTCTGAGATGATTTAGCCATGGGGTTTCAATAATAAGTTTCTGTAGAAAAATGGACATGTTGTCTGCTCTCTCTTTAGAGGCAGAAATAATCATTATTTTCTTTTCAGGATCTTTAAAGAGAGTCCAGAGGACGAAGGCTCCTGTGATCCAACTCTTTCCAACACCACGGAAAGCTTGAATCTGGAGACGTTTAGGTCCATGTTGAAGATAGTCTGCGATTGCATATTGTGCTCTAGTTGGGGACGGAAGATCTAACTGCTCCCATAATGCTTGTAGGAACAATTTAAAATCTTCTCTTAAGGCGGTTACGACATCATTCATACTTTCCATCTATCACCAAATCCACTTTTATCGAGTGAACTTGGGTCTTGTTTAAGTTTATCTATAACTTTATCTAATGCTGGATCTTTACCGGGTTTATACTTATCATTAACCATAACACCGGGAGCTATCTGTTTTAATCCAGCAATAGTTTTAGCTTTAGGAGAGGGTTTCATTTTACCCTTTCTTGGTCCTTGCATAATTAAAACCTATAACTTTTACTTTTTTTGCTACGTGCTGCTCGATTTTTATCTCTCAGTGCTTGAACACTAGTTCGAGATGCGTCTTGAGCTTTACTAATTTTTGCTCCAGCTTTTGTCAAGGCTCCACCAAGTTCTTTAGCAACAGTTGCTTTATCATACTTCTTCTCCTTCTTCTCCTTCTTCTTACCTTCACTCTTGTCCGGTGTCTCTTTTCCTTTTTTTCCCTTTGCTTTTAAAGCATTTCTTTTTTTCTGCAAACCGCCTAGAAATTTACGATCTGCTTTAGTTAATCCTGCGAATGACATAATAATTAAAGTTGGCTAGTGAATGTTTGAGCGAAAGTAGTTAGATCTAAAAAGGGTTCTAATTCAGTTGCAAATACAATTCTTAATTCTTCTGTAATAGGACCGGGATCTTTAGCTAGCCATTTAAAAGTAGGGGGTCTTTGTTTCCAACCTAAATTAGCAGCTACTGCTTTATTTTTAATAATCCAATCTCTTATAGCGTGTGGCCCTTGTCTGATAATAAATTTACCTTGTTCAGATTTATTCAAATGTGCTTTAACAAGTCTTAAACGTTTTTTCGAAACATTAAGAATTATATTCTTTTTAATTTGATAAACTTCAGCTATCTTAGCTGCAGCTTGTTTAGGACTAAGCCTACGCCACTCACCTGATGTAACCATTGCTTCTACATTACGTTTAGCAATAAATTGAGGGGAATTATAACCAGCATAATGGATAATTTCTATATGATCCTTGGATAAAATTTGTCCTTGAGGATTAAATTTAACTTTGCTCCTATCAATACCATTATATTTCCATCTGTTTTGATAAGCATTTATCAAATCTTGTTTAGTTACTTTTCTACCATCAGGCCAATGTTTAGCAAGTTTATAACCAAAACGTTTACCAGCTATAGCTTTACCTCTAGGTAATCCATAACTTGCAGGATCAGTAGGGATAGCATAATCTCCTTCAATTCTTCTAATTTCAGGAGGGGTAATTTCACCAGTTAATTTGTTCCGAGTACCTTTAGCTAATTCTTTACCTACTCCTGTATCTTTAGGATTTTTAAGTAAATCCTCAATGATCCTACTTTTTTCAGTACCTTTAACAGCTTTATAATCGACTGCACCTAATTGTTTTGCTATATCATCTTGAGCAGAGAGTCTAAAATCAGCTGTCTTCTGATCCATCGCACCAATAATATTCTTAGATCTATCACCAAGATCAATACCAAAGCGTCTTAATTCTTTAACTATTTCGTCTGAATCAATTCTATTTAATAGTTTACCAGTAAATTCTAGATCTAAAATATGATGATGTTTAAATGGTCCTGCTTGTGCTAAACTCTGACTTTTTCTGAAGGCTTTTTCTTCTAATTTAGTTCTACCTCTATTAGATAGTTCTAGATTTTCATCTCTTATTGAAGATTCATATCTCTTAGCTACAGGTTCATCTAATCTAACTTCATCTGGATTAAATATTGGATTATCCTTTCTTAATATACTATTCCTTGCTTTATCTGATGCAGTTCTAGCATCCATTGCTTCTACACTAGGATGTTGAGTATGTATATCATCACCTAATAAAAGCCCACCCTTTTTAGAACCAAGTCTTGGATCAGAAGGAGTATAATTTAGATTTCCTTTCTCCCACTGTGTTTTAGCTTCTAACACTGAATCAGGATCAAGGCCTCTTCTAATTAAATCGTCAACTTTGCTAGCAATATCATCAACACTACCAGCAGCTCCTTTTGCAACTTTACCACCTAATCTGAATACATCATCAAGTTGCGATGCTATTCCCATTACTTCTTCCTCACTTTTAGACGGCTTTTACGATTCTCTGATGGTTTTTGTAATCGACCTTTTGTTTTGCTACCTTTATAATGAGCAGCATCAAGACCATCGTGGTTACCTTTGGTGCCAAGTTTATTATTTAAGTTATCAGCATTCCTTCTAATCTCTATACCCTTTTCTGTTTGCATATAAGCTTTTTGCTGTTTAAGGCGTTTGGCTTTAGCTTTAGGATTCTTTCTATAGTATTCAGCGGTTGACGGTTTTCCCATATAGCCTCCTATTAACTAGATCTGGATCTACTTTAGGCATTATCTTATTTAACTTATCTAATGGATTCCCATCGTAAGCAACGCCACTAATATCATTGATTTTCAGCCAATCACAGGCTGCTTTTAAGTCTTGAGTAGTAGCTTCGCCACTCTTAACTCTTTTAAGGAATTCAGAAGTGACGAGATTATGTAACTCATTGAACTGTTGTTCTGTAGCTTTAGCCATTACCCTCTTAAGTGACTGTTGTTGTTTTTTCCGTAACCTTTTTCGAAGGCAGCTTTTACATCTTTATTTTTCTTATTCTTTGCCCAATCAGGATGACCGGGTACAGGTACAGAGTTATCATTACCTTTATCATCAAAGGGTTCTCGACCTTTATTAGGATCGTTCTTTTTTATACGGACAGGGTAAAAGATTCCCATAATTTAACTGAATAATTTTTCTTTTACGATTTCAAGTGCTTTATCATCAAGTTTATTATCAGTTCTCTTTACATAAGCTTCTAGTACATCGACTAGTAATTGCTTAACAGAATCTGATTTAATAAAGGCGAGTAGGATAGGCTTGATTAATAAGGTCATTGTTTTAGTGGACATTTAGGTGTACTTTTTTGCCAAGGTTTATACCAAGGCTTTGGTGGTTCTTTACATGCAAGTACCTTTTTCTCTGCCTTCTGCCATGCAGATATAGCGATTACATCACTACAGAGATGATATACACGTGAACCGGGGACAAGCATAAAGCCTTTTTGTTGGAGTTTTGCACAGTTATCTATCCGTACAAGCTCATAATTAAGCTTCATCTTATCATGTTGTTGGGCTGCTATAGCTCTACAACGTCTTAAACCTTCTCTATCTAAGGGTATCATGAAATTAATCTGACCACCCCAATTCTCAGCCATAGTATAGCTAGATGGACTCATAGAACCATCTTCGATATCCCAAGGTTTGGTATGATTACCCATATAGAAGGGAGAGAAGGTCATTGTTGCACCATTACAGCTTATGTTTGGTCCATAATGCTGTCTTGATGGTGCTCCATTGTTTTGAAATTGTACAGCTTGGTTTGTAACATTACCAGTAGCAGCAGCAACTGGATTTGAGGTATTGTTTGTCTCTCCTTCATTTGCACGAACTGGTGCTATTGAGAGAAGACTGATAAGGATACAGTAGTAGAGGTAGTGTCGATTTCTCTGTCTATCTCTGTTACTTCTAGTACCTGACTTGCGGCTCTTGTTACGATCTCTAGAGAGAAATCTGAACCAGCTGTTGTCATGTTGAATATTGAATCTGAATCTGCTATTCCGCCTGATGAAGCGGAGGTATGGGTTATATTGTCCCCACTCCACTTGTTTAAGGCTGACCCATAGGTTGTTATCGTAATCTCTTCTACGATTTCCTGAGTCGTTGTAGTTGTTGAGTTCATCGACCCTTGGGTGAATTGAGGGGTCACTAATTCTGCTCTTGCTACCGAGGGTGATGCTAGTAGGAAGAGTAAAAACCATTTTTTCATCCTTCCTTTTTCTTTACCATTGGACAGTTGACGGGTGTATTGTTACCCTTTCCGCTTTTATTACCAGTGGTCAAGCCAAAAGTCGCAAGTGCACCAGTAAACACACTGGCAACGAACGTGATATCTGAGTTACCAGATTTCTTAACCATTGGTATTTCCACGTAATTTAAAGTTATTATAAATCCAGACCAAACCACAACGCCAAGTCTGACGAATGTTCCAAGGATCTGGATTTGGGCTTCTTGGTCCTCTATTCCGTCTTTAAGTTTTCGGATGAGTCCCTTTTTTTCTTCCGGTTTTCCTTCCATTTGTTAACTTTAGCTTGTAATTGCTTCTGGACTTTCTTTTTAATAGGTTCAAATAATGATTGAGTAACAGAGGTAGTTGCCACTGCCACTACAGCTGTTGTTACAGCCGTTACCACTACCGCTGTTTCAGGTATTGGTACCTGTATATCAATAACAGGAATTTTCAAACTAGGTGGTTCAGGTTGTTCTTCTTTCGTTTCCTCCTTCTGAACGTCCTTAGGGGGCTCCAAATCACTTGGAGGTACGATCATAGGTTTATAGGCGGGAACGTCCGCTGTAGGCGGTTTAAAGTATATCTGAGGGATATCTAGTGCCTTTGGTATGTTAGCACTAGGTATTTCTATCATCCTGCTTCTAATGCTGCTACTTTAGTCTCTAAAGTTTCTATTTTAGCAATTGCTTCTTTTAAAGCAGCTGTTAAAAGTGGAACTAAATGAGAATGATCTATGCTCTGTGCATCAATAGCGTTTGCATCTTTTACGTCACCCCTTTTCTTACCTGATGGTATATTATCATCCCTTTCATCTTGTGCATTATAGTAAGTAGTTTTAGTTTGATCTTTTGTACCTGAAACAGCTTGTGGTACAATAGATGATACTTCATGTGCAAAGAATCCATCCAAGGTTTTATCCTTGTCTGTTTTGAAGTTAAATTTATAAGGTTTTAATTGTTTGATTCTTGTAATACCATCTGATATAGCAACTTCATTTTCTTTTAATCTATAGTCAGAAGATGTATTAAAGGCTGTAGATGTACCACTAGTTTCAATACTGCCTACTTTCCCGTTGGCATTACAAATACCCATTGAAAGAGTCGTACCAGTACCTGTTCTAGATAAATTTAAAGCACCAGCACCAGCAGTGCTTGAATCATAGTGAATAGAAAAAGCAGCTTCTATCCCATGTCTTATTTCTTCATCTCCAACATATATTTGACCTTTGCCCATAGCATTACCTACGGATGATATCCTCATCCTTTCAGTAGTACCTGTCGCTCCATCAGTTGTTGTTTTAAATACAATCCTTCCGGGCATATCATCACTTCCCGGTGTACCATCAACAGCACCTTGAATCATTGCAGCTTCAGATTTATAATCACCACCATCATCTGCATACCAAATAATATTACCTAGTTGATCGTTATCTTGGACAATAGTATTTGATCCCCATGTACCGTTTCTACTCTTATAAAAATGAAGATGAGGTCCAGCATTATTTGCCTCTGCCCTTCCTAGCGCAAGAGTTTCTGTACCAACAATCAGTACATCTTGGTGCCAAGTATCAGCAGTAGTATCACCATTAATATTTACACCACTAGAAGTTGTCTCTAAAACCTTTGAGTTATCATGGTAGAGTTCAACAGCTGCACCATGATTACATTCAATATTCTTTTCCCAACCTCCATCACCATAGTTTTGGATACCTAGAGCTCCATCTGAAGCAGCTAAATCAATTCTCCATTTATCTTCATTATCATCTCCGTCATCTGCATGGATATAAATTTGAGCACCATTACCTTCGCTACCTCTAACTGTTAACTCACCATTACCGCTTGTATTCTCAATTAGAACTCCTGCAGAAGTTGTCGAAAG